GTGGCCTGCTCATCGCGGCTAAACCGCGTAAGCTTGTCGTACCGCCAAGCCTGATGTTTGTTGCTACTCGCTTGCTCGAAACCGAACTTCGCGTTTCGACTGCAGACAACGACATCAACGCACTGAAGTCGAACGGCTCGATCCCAGAAGGTTACGCCGTAAACCACTTCTTGACCGACACTGACGCGTGGTTCTTGACCACCGACGTGCCAAACGGTCTGAAGCACTTTGTTCGTACGCCAATGGCGACGGGCATGGACGGTGACTTCGATACTGGTAACGTACGTTACAAGGCTCGTGAGCGTTATTCGTTCGGCTGGTCAGACCCTCTGGGTATGTACGGCAGCGAAGGCGCAGCCTAATAGTTTCCCCGAGAGCGTAGCTCAAGGGAACGGGGGGAAGGGAGGAGAGAAATCTCTTCCCTTCTTTTTTGTTTGTGCTATATCTACGGCACTAGGGATATTATTCGTACCGACCGGCCCAGCGGACTTAGTAGAGACGGTACGTACGAGTGCTACTACACAGGAGATAAATCATGGCTAATACCACATTTAACGGTCCAGTTCGTTCTGAGAACGGCTTCCAGACAATTTCAATCAACGCCACGACCGGCGCTGTAACCGTAACTGGTACATTTGGCGCAGCTACTTCGGTAACTTCTTTGGCCGCTACAGGCACTGTTACTACTCTTAGCGGTTCAGCCCTCACGGCTGGCGGCGCTGCTGCTTTCATCGGCACCAATACTGCTGCTGGCATGGGCGTATACATGGGTTCAGGCGCTCCGACGATTGCTGCAGCTAAGGGTTCGCTCTACCTGCGTAGCGATGGTTCGGGTACTGGTGACCGTGCGTACATCAATACGAACGGCTCGACCACTTGGACTGCGCTCACAACCGCTGCTTAATCGGTAACAACCTCTAAGAAGGAGAATACTGATGGGTATGCAATATGATGTCAAATCTATCCACATTGCCACCAGTGGGTTGGCGGTAGGGTATCGCACACGTCTCAAGGGGGCGGTTATCTCCCCCCTCGTTACCGCTACACGGTACACAGTGTTTGCCGATGACGTATCGGTAACCGGCACATATGCTCGGTCCACCACTACGGCTACGATAACTGCGGTTAATCACGGTCTCTCGACTGGGCAGTGGGCGTATCTTGATTGGGATTTAGGGGATGACCCATACCTAGTCACTGTAACAGGTACAGACACCTTCACTGTGGCTGTACCTAATACCGGTGGCGCTAGCGGTGCTGTTGTTGTGTGGCCTCGGGTATTGCTTCAAGCGGACTCACAGAACGCTACGGCATACAGCATTGTTATCCCCGGCGAAGGTATATTGGCAGAAACCGGTATTCGGGCATTTACTGATGCTAACGTCCATGCCACCATCTTCTACGGGTGATATATGCAACAGGAACAAAGCTACGACTTAGCTGGTAAGAGCGTCTTCATCGCTCTTCCAGCGTACGACTTCAAGGTATCCTTGAAGCTAGCTGTTTCTCTTGCTCGTTTTGCTCAGCAGGCTGCGGCACACGGAATTGAACTTCACATCGGCAGCATATGCGGGTGTTCGGTTGTTTCTCGTGCACGCAACCTGCTGGCGCAAGACCTGCTAGAGTCAAAGTGCGACTACCTAATGTTCATCGACTCGGACATTAACTTCGAGCCGGAAGATGTGTTCCGCCTTATGGCGTGGGGCACCGACCCTAAGAAGGGTATTGTAGCTGCGGTTCCCCGTACGCGCAGCGAAACCAAAAATTATATCGCTACTCTCGACCACGACGAGAACAACCAACTCACCATGAACCAGATGGGTCTGGTTCGTGCGAAGCGCGTAGCTACAGCATTTATGCTGGTACGCCGCGAAGTGTTTGAGCAGATGTCGGAAGCCCACCCAGAGTGGAGCTACTACGACACGCGGTCTGACCGCATGCTAAACGCTATGTTCGATTTCCTTGTTACCGACGAAGGTTATATCGGAGAAGATTTCCTCTTCTGCGACCGTGCACGGGAACTTGGCTTTGAAGTGTGGGTAGACCCCACAATCACACTGGGCCACATGGGCGTACAGGAATATATCGGCAACTACGGCGACGATATTCTCTACCCGATGGTTGTCCCCGCACAGAAGGATGCAGCATGATGGATAAGGCAGACCTTAAGCAGGACAAGGCTATGATCGCCTCAGCCGTGCATAAGCACGAGCGCAACATGCACAAGGGTAAGACCCCGACTAAGCTTGCCGCTGGCGGTTCCGCCTCGAAGCGTGCCGACGGCTGCGCGACCAAGGGCAAAACCAAGGGTAAGTTTGTCTAATGGCTAAGACGCCCGCATGGCAACGCAAAGAAGGCAAAGCGAAGTCTGGCGGGCTGAACGCCAAGGGTCGTGCGTCTTACAACAAAGCCAATCCGGGTAAGCCGGGGCTTAAGGCTCCGCAGCCTGAAGGTGGTCCGCGTAAGAAGTCATTCTGTGCTCGGATGTCTGGGATGAAGAAGAAGCTGACCAGCAAGAAGACCGCGAACGACCCCAACAGCCGCATCAACAAAAGCCTCAGGGCTTGGAAGTGCTGACATGGAAATGATGCTCTGGAACATCGCACTTAGCATCGTGGTGGCGGTAATGGGCTTCTTCCTTAGGGGGAAGATCGACGAGTTGGATCGTCTCGGCATCCTGCTCAATAAGACCCGCGAAGAAGTGGCGCGTGAACATGTCACTCGCGCTGAAGTTAATGTAATGGTCGATAGGCTTGGTGACCGGTTTGATCGGGCCTTCGAACGCCTCGAAGCTAAAGTTGAAGAGATAGGAAGGACAAAGTCATGATGGATAAGAAGAAAACACCAAAAACGCCAACAAACACGCCGAAAACGCCGAAAGAACCAATCACTGGCGGTGCAAACACCGTGCCGTTGACCCCAGAGCGTAAAGAGTTCCTTAAGGAATTGGCGAAGCGCAACGCTACGCCAGGTATGGCGAAAGGTGGAAAGATGGCACCTAAGTTCGGCGCTGCAATGAAGAAGAAGTCGGCTGATACCAAGGGCCGTGCAATGGTCAAGAAGGCTGGCGGCGGCAAATGCTACGCTTCAGGCGGTCTTGTTGGTGGTCACAAATCTGCTGACGGTATTGCCAAGAAGGGCAAGACTAAAGGTAAAATGGTCTGATGCGCGCTTGTCGGGGTATGGGGGCTATAAACCCTTCTAAAATGCCGGGGGCGAAGACAATTCGTCGGAAGGATAACCCCGACGAAGTGACCATGTACGCCAAAGGCGGGAAGCTCGACATTTCGAAGGCTATCAAGAAGCCGGGTGCACTGCGCTCGGCTCTTGGTGCCAAGAAGGGCAAGCCAATCCCAGCAGGTAAACTTGCTAAGGCCGCTAAGGCTCCGGGTAAGCTAGGCCAACGTGCACGGTTCGCGCAGTTGTTGAAGGGCTTTAAGAAGAAGTAATGGCTCGGTCGGACGAACCTAAATGGAAGCGCATCGTTGCCAGCGTAAAGGCTGGCACGAAGGGTGGAAACGCAGGTCAATGGTCCGCCCGAAAAGCCCAGCTTGCGACCCAGCGGTACAAAAAGTCTGGTGGCGGATACAGCGGCCCAAAGACAGAAGCGCAGAAATCCCTGTCCAAATGGACCAAGGAGGACTGGGGAACCAAGTCAGGCAAGCCGTCTACTCAAGGGCCGAAAGCCACGGGTGAGCGCTACTTACCTAAGAAAGCACGTGAGGCTTTGAGTTCGCAGGAATACTCTGCTACAAGTAAGGCGAAACGCGCAGGCATTAAGGCTGGCAAACAGTTTGTTAAGCAGCCGAAGGCCATAGCGAAGAAGGCGGCGAAATACAGATGACTACCTCGGGCACCAGCACATTTAACCTCAACCTCAACGACTTAGTCGAAGAGGCTTTTGAGCGTTGCGGTGCAGAACTCCGCACGGGTTATGACTTACGTACTGCGCGCCGTAGCTTGAACCTGCTCACTATTGAGTGGGCCAATCGCGGTATTAACCTGTGGACCATCGAGCAGGGGTCAATCCCCATGGTGCAGGGGCAGATTGTTTACGATTTACCCGTCGATACCATCGACTTGCTTGAGCATGTCGTGCGCACCCAGACTGGGGAGCAGCAGACCGACATCACAATTAACCGTATCAGCGTCGATACGTACTCGACAATTCCGAACAAGAACGCTCAAGGGCGTCCTATTCAGGTATGGATTAACCGCCAGTCAGGTGCGACCTATCCGGCAGGTGGACGGCCTGCGGGCACTAACTCGACTACGGGTGTCGATCACCCGTCGATTAACGTCTGGCCAGCCCCAGACCAAGATAACTTCTATACCTTTGTCTACTGGCGCTTGCGCCGATTACAGGATGCTGGTGATGGTGTTACTACGCAAGATATACCGTTTAGGTTCATCCCTTGTATGGTGGCTGGTCTCGCGTATCACCTATCCTTGAAAATCCCCGGTGCACTTGAGCGTTCTGTTGGGTTGAAGATGCAGTACGAAGAACTCTGGCAGCAGGCTGCTGATGAGGACCGCGAGAAGGCACCATTACGCCTTGCGCCTCGTCAGTATTTCCGGTGACGTGTGCCTAATCGGTTTGCATCTGGTAAGTGGGCAATCGCCCAGTGCGACCGTTGTAACTTCCGCTATAAGCTGAAGGAACTCAAGCGGCTCGTCATTAAGACCAAGAACGTCAACATTCTGGTGTGCCCTACGTGTTGGGAACCTGATCAGCCGCAGTTGCAGCTTGGTATGTATCCTGTGGATGACCCACAAGCTCTGCGCAATCCACGCCCAGACAACAGCTACTACCAAGCGGGTCTCAACCCGAACAACAACCCAAGTGACGGTAGTCGCATAATTCAGTGGGGGTGGAACCCTGTTGGGTTAGATAATCCTTTGGGTTTATTTGGTCTCCCAAATACGCTATTAGGTAGTGGTCAAGTAGGGACCGTAACAATCGAGACGGAGAATTAAAATGGCTAAAGGTGGCAAGACAAATACGCAGATGCTAAAAATGGGCCGTAATCTGGCGAAGATTGCGAACCAGAAGAGCGGCAGCAAGCCCAAGAAAGACATGGGGAAGGTCAATAAAAATGGCTGAATATAAGCAACCAAAGCAGGTGCCGATTGTGAAGAACAATTCAGGTTACCCTAACAACATTGCTAACACTCAGACTGTGAAGACTCGCGGTACGGGTGCGGCAACTAAGGGCACGCATAGCAGCAAGAAGTTGGCATAATGAACTACGCTGAACTGTTCGAGACAATCAAAGGGTACGTCGAAAACGACTTCCCCAACACCTCATGGACCGGCTCTGACGGCTCCAGCACGGTGACGTTGACGTCTACCGAACAGATCAACACGTTTATCGAACAGGCTGAGCAGCGCATCTTTAACACGGTGCAGCTGCTTGACCTACGTAAGAACGTGACGGGTAACATGACGTCAGGCAACAAGTACCTCGCAGTGCCTTCAGACTGGCTGGCTAACTTCTCTATGGCGGTTATCGACGATACTGGGCGTTATGAGTATCTACTCAATAAGGACGTCAGCTTCATCCGACAGTCGTTCCCTAACCCATCAAGCACGGGTATCCCCACGCACTACGCCTATTTTGACGAGAACTCATACATTCTGGGGCCAACGCCAGACGCGAACTATGCAGTCGAACTGCACTACTTCTACTACCCAGAGTCCATCGTAACTGCTGGGACGTCGTGGCTGGGTGATAACTTCGATAGCGCGCTGCTTTATGGTTCGCTCATTGAAGCGTATGTCTTTATGAAGGGCGAGCAGGACGTCAACGCTGAGTATCAGAAACGGTACGACAACGCGATGGCGATGCTCAAGCAACTTGGCGAAGGTAAGAACCGCCAAGATATGTACCGGACGCCACAAGTGCGTTATCCGGTTTCGTAGGAGATATAGATGTTTGACCCCGTTTCAGGCACTATTGGCAACGTCATGGTTATGGCGACCCAAGGACGTGGCTTCACGCCGGAAGAAGTTGCCGAGCGTGCGTTGGATAAGATTATCTATGTCGGCAGCAACGCACATCCTGCTATCCGTGACCAAGCTGAAGCCTTCAAAGACAGTATCCGTGGAGTGCTCGTGCATTATATGTACGAAGCTGTGCGGTCGCATAACGTAACTCTGGTAAACAAATTTAAACAGGCGGGGTATCCAGAGCTTACCTCGATACTTGATACATAAGGAGGCCACGAAATGGCAATTACTCAAGCAATGACCACGTCGTTTAAGGCCGAGCTTATGTTGGCTGTGCACGACTTCCGCGTAGGCGGCGATACTTTTAAGTTGGCGATGTACACCTCGTCGGCTACGATTGACGCCAACACCGCCACATACACTTCGTCTAACGAAGTAACCGGCACAAACTACACCGCTGGTGGTGGTACGTTGACTAACCTTGGTGTTGTTACATCAACCAACAACGCGTCCACAGGTACGGGTTTCACGGACTTTGCTGACCTGACCTTCGCTAACGCAACCATTACGGCTCGTGGCGCTTTGATCTATAACACAACGCCTTCAGCTAACTCGAACGCGAACACTACGATATCCAACGCTTCTGTTGCTGTATTGGACTTTGGTTCGGATAAGACTTCAACGGACGGTGATTTCACCATCATCTTCCCAACGGCCACTAACACCACCGCTATCATCAGGATTGCATAATGGCACTTACCCTTGCGGATCGCGTACAGGAAACGACTACTACCACAGGAACCGGCACGGTAACACTTGCTGGGGCTGTTGCTGGCTATCAATCGTTTTCGACTATCGGCAATGGTAACACCACATACTACACAATCACCAGCGACACAGCGTGGGAAGTCGGGATAGGCACCTACACATCGTCGGGGACTACGCTCTCCCGTGATACCGTGCTGTCATCTAGCGACGGTGGGTCTAAAATCTCGCTTACTGGCCTATCTAACGTATTCGTCACTTACCCGGCTGAGCGCGCTATAACTGAGGGTTACGGAACACTACCTGTTGCAAATGGTGGTACTGGGGCAACTGTGGCGTCTACGGCACGGACTAACCTCAGCGCAGCGGCTTCAGGTGCCAACACCGACATTACGTCCATTGCGCTGACCACGGGCACGGTCAGCACGGCACCAGCCAGCAACACTGACATCGCCAACAAACAGTACGTCGATACAGTAGCCTCAAGCGGTATTCACTTCCACCAGCCGGTGCGGGTCGAAAGCCCCATCAATCTGAACGCGACATACAACAACGGCACCGCCGGGGTCGGCGCTACCCTGACTAATGCTGGCACTCAAGCGGCGCTAGTTATCGACGGCGTGACGGTTAGCGTCGCTGACCGCGTCCTTGTTTATGAGCAGACCGATGAGACCCAGAACGGCATCTAT